CGCCTGACATATTTTTCTCCTGTTAAATTGTGTGTGGGCCGAAGCCCACACTTAATTAATTAATTATGCTGATTCAGCACCATCATCAATAACGTGATACCAAATATAACCTTCAGCAGAACCTGCGCCACCAGCACCTGATCCTGTGATTTGTATTTTAGCTTGATCTGTAGCACTAAAAATTGCACCAACTGATACGCCTTGTTTATTGTTAGCTGCACCACTTGCACCTGGGAATGAAAACCCTGGGAAGTATGTTCCGATTGCAGCGTCAGTAGTTGCACCACCGTCTACTAAAGCATCAGGATCTAAAACTCCTGCGCCAGAAGATGGAACGTTTACTAAACCTAAATCAAAAGTATTAGCTGCGCCTGCATTTGTGCAAGTTACTTGTACTTTAGATATTAAAGCGTTTGCCGGTATTAAAACGTCTGTTAAGTTAGTTGAAGATTTTGTAGCACTTCTAACGCCCGCTGTTTGAAAATCAGCGATGTGAAATTGTGCACATACTTCCATAGAGCCAGCAACTGAACTTCTTTTGCCGTCTCCGTTTTCTCTTACATTTCCTGTAAATGTAGTATTTGCCATATTATATTCCTCCTAGAATACGTAAATATAATTACCTAGGGTATATCGCCTATACGCGTTTATATTTACTGTTTGTATTAATGTATAGTGTGCTTTTTATACAACACTTTTTAGTAGAGTGCAAGAGATCCTGTAGTGTGGAGAGTGTTTTCCAACGATGTAGCTTTTGATTAAGTAGCTACAGAAACTTGTGGAGCGACATCATCAATTTGATTTTGTCTATGTGCAATAGCTGCTTCTTCCAGCTTAATGTCAGTAATGACTCTTTTTACTTTGTCATCAATCTTAACCATCTCAAGAGTATATCTATTATTATCTAGATGCTCCTGTTGCCACTTCAACTCCAAGGACCTTTTTTGTTTGTATAGGTCTTGTATCATCAATAACCTCCTCATAAGTTATTCGATTTATCTCGTTATTATAGTTGTTTCCGAGATACTCCCATTTTATACTCTTTTCTCCTAGCTTGTCAAGTATTGCTTTTTCAACACTTTCAGCCGTATCTTCAACATGTTCAATAGTAAATACTGCATGATGATCGTAAGCCCAGATATTTATGAGAGTCTTTTTCATTTACACACCTTTATATGTAATAAAGGGGCCGTTTTAAGGCGGCCCCTAAAATATTAATTATTAAATGTCAGATCCGAATATGCCTCTTGGATCAGAGAATCCAAATACATATCTTTCTCTAGCTTTGTATCTAACGTTACCAGTATCAAAGTCGCCTTCCATAGAAGTTTTGATAGGTGATCTAACGAAATGTTTAAGACCATTAGGAACATCAGTTTTAATGAACCATTTTTTATTAGAAGTTAAAAAGTGGTTAACTGTGTAACCTTCAGGAATCATTCCCATATTTCTAACTGCATTAATGTCATTATCTGCAGTACCTGTTCTACCTTCAGACTTCATAAGTCTGTCAGCAGTAAATTGAAGTGCTGAAGGAATAATTAATTTCATTCCTCTAGACGCAATTTTTAGGCCTCTTTCATCAGTCATAGCTGCGATGTCAATCAAAGCTTGTTCTAATGAAGTTTCGTTTAAGTCAGAAGCAACTGCTAACTCATTACTGAAAGTTCCAGCAATAGTTGGGTGATTCGTAGCAAATAATGCTACTCCGTCACCACCAGCAAAGTTTGCATTGAAACCATTGTTCAATACAGCTGCTGCTTTAACTTGCTTAGTGTTTGCCATAGATCTTGCTAACGCTTTTGTATATCTAGACGCAAGTCTGTCATACAAGTTATCTTCGATAGCTTCTTCTGTGATTGCAAACGCTAATGCGATTGTTTCGTTAGTGTAACGTGCTGTGAAAGTTTCTTGTGCATCGTCGAACTGAACGCCTTGGCCTTCAGGTTTAACTGACGCATTTGCAAAACCAGATAACATTACTTCTTCTTCGAAAGCTCTGTCAGATGATTCTGTGTCAAAAATTTCAGCATGCTCGTTAGCATACGATTTGTACTCTAGTCCGAATAAAGCATTCAAACCAGGTTCTAGTTCTTTAACTAGTTGTGCTCTTGATATAGCCATAGTTTATTTCTCCTTATTCGCTATTAGTTGTACAATGCTGAGGCTGGTTGAATAACAACGACAACTTGAGCGCCTGCAGTTAGCAGATCGTCTTGTTCTTCGATGTTAGCATTTCTTACCATTCTAAACATTCCATTTGTTGCACTTGCGCCGTTAGTCGCTACTGAAAGAGTAATTCTAGACAGTCCGTCTATAGCGTCGCCATCAACTTCATCAATTGGGTTGAAGAAGTTTACACTATTAAGTAATGCTTGAGCTGCTGCGGCAGAGCCAGCAAGAGCTGCATTTAATCTAACAGTATATTCTTGTGCAGGGTTAGTATTTGCAAAAGCAGTGATATTATCACTACCTGTGTTGTAGTCTTTACTTGTTGTAACACCAGAAACAACTGAGTTTGCAAAAGTTGGTTTTCCAGTAGAGTCAATATAAAAAGCTCCGTTGAAAACACCAGCAATCAAACCAGTATTCGATGTGTTATTTGCCCAAGCTTTTCCACCTACGACTCCATCATCCATCGTTGCTTGCGCAGCGTTTTGTAGGAATCCTTGGTTACCTGCAGATTGTATATTTACAGGATCACCTTTGAAAGTAGATTTGCCAGGAGCAGTTTGGATTTGAAATTCAGACTGACCACCTGTAGCTGGAGTATTTCCAACTGTCATAGTCTGTCTAAAGCCAAAACCTTTTCTATCCGATTGTAGCATATGTTTTTTCCTTTATTGTGTACCTGCCCCGAGGGGCCTCCAGTACGGATTTATTTTATTTTTGTTGGACTTAGAAATTGCTAAATAACTATTTCTTTGTACCACCAAAAGTTACACGAGTTTGCCTTTCACTATTGATTGGCATACTTGGGTGCTGGTCCTTCAAAAGATCGTTGTTGATAGCATCGTCTTTGTCTTGAGTCTGCTTGTCGTAATAAGCTTCGATTTGCTTTGCGATCTCTTCTGGTATCTTAGCCAGCAATAAGCCTCCTACTCCGATAATTCCCGCATACTTACCTGTGGTTTCAGTTGGAAAATCTTGATCTGGATAATCTTCAGCTCTCACTAATTCATATCCTTCTCTTAAAGATGCTGCTACGTTTTTCGTATCGTTGAATCCCATAGTTTCAGCTCTTATCCATCTGTGTCTATACCCTGCAGGTGGTTCGGGTGCATCGAGTGATGAGGGTGGAGTCCAAGTTTTTGTAGCTGTTGTTTTAGCTCTTGTTTGACTCGCACGTGAGGTTTTTATATCTTCGTTTTTCATTTTATGCTCCTTCCGTGATTTTTAATTGTTTTGCATAATCTTCTAATGGCACGCCTAGTCTTTTAGCAATTGCTACCTGTGATGGCGAGAGTTTCACAGTTTTATTTTTGCGTCCAGTTGAGCTCGAACGTCTAGCTGATGCTACATTCTGAACAGGTTTTGTTCTTTCTGTAGTTGAACTGTCTATCTTATCAAACTTATGGGGAAATTCAAGTCTTATTCTTGAATCTACTTCTTCATAATATTCGTCAGATTGAGGATCATATCCTTCTTGTTCTACAAGCTTTTTATGTAGATCAAAGGCAGTATGAGTCATTGCTGAATCACTACCAAACCAAGTATTTTCTCTAGCCCAAGCTTCTGCTTTAGGGTCAGTTTGTTGTCTTCTTGGTGTAGGTGCTTGATATACAGGTTTTTCTTGTTTAGGAGCTTCTTCATTAAGTGTTTTTAATGCTCCTAATCTTGATGCATCTTGTGCAAGTTTAGCAATTTGTTCTTGTGCTGCAACTTGACCATCAACATCTCCTGCTTCAATAGATACTTTTAATGCTTGTCTTGCAGCATCCATATTTGTAGTAACTCTTGATTCAAACTCTTTTACGTAAGATTTGTCTAAATTAGAAAGTTTAGATTCCATTCTATCTTTATCTAATTTAGCAGCTTGAGCAAATTGAACAGCTTCTTCTCTCTGTCTTTCTGCTTCTCTCATTTTACGAGTTAATTTAGCAATACGTTTTTGAACGCCATCACTATAATCTTGTAGCTCATCTTTATCTTCTGGTTTTTTAAGTTTAGTTTCTCTTTCGTTTTCAAAAGATTTATCTTCGGCAGGTACTTGTTCTACCTCAATAGTTTCTTCTACAACTTCCTCTTGTTTTACCGGTTCTCCTTTATCATCAAAATCAATATCAGCGCCGACAGTTTCGCCAACGTTTACTAATTCTTCAGATGCTTTTTTTGTTTCTTCTGGCATAGTTCCTTCCTATGTTAAATTAAATGAAGAATAGATTCTGGGTCTTTTACAGTTCCTAGAACTTCATCATCGTTAAGTAATCGCACTTCTCCACCTTCAATTGGTAATCTTGAACCCGCGTAACGTGCGAAGATAACCCAATCTCCTTTTTTGCACCAAGGTTCACCAAATTTATCTTTGTCCTTGTATGCTAAATCTCCCATCTTTAAAACATAACCACAAGTGGTTGCAATTCTTGCTTTGTCTAAAGATTCTTGAGAAAATAATATTCCGCCTTTTGTTTTTTCTTTTGGTGTAAAAGGTAGAACTAAAATTCTATAACCAACAGGTTCAGGTAGTTGATCTACCGTTTCTGTTCCTATGTTGTCTGGATGTAAAGGCTCTTTGGCCTCTCCTATATTTCTAGCTTCTTCTTTTTTTTCTTTTTCGTATTTTTCTTGAAGTGCTAGTTTAATTTTGGGTGCTTCTGTCTTTTCCGTTTCCGATGTCGATAACGTTTCCTTGCTCATCTTTTTGCTCCTTCGGTTTTAGCAGGTTAGAGATTTCCTGTAGTGTTAATTGTATAGCGTGTGCTTGTCCTACTGCATAACGGTATTTCTCCATGTTGTCAACCCCGCCTGCTAGTATTGAATCACCTATTTGTTGTAGTCTCTCACCTAAACTTTTTTGTAGTTTAGTTACTATTGTCATGTCGTCCATTACTCTTCTCCTTGTTGTTCTCGAAAATCTTCTAACACTTCAAGTTTTTCTTGAGCTGCTGCAATCTTTTCGAATTGTTTATCTACCTCATCAATATGTTGTGGATGTTCTCCGATACCTACTGAATTTTCTAAATATATTTTAACAGTTGCATCTGCTTCTGCAATCTGAGCTTCGTATCTAGCTTCTAATGCATCTAATATTGCTCTCTTCATTAGCAATTCCATTTTCTAAGTGATTTAGATAATCTATCATCACCTGTATTATTACTAGGTTTTTGTCTTTTACGCATCCCGGTCATCCTCGCGCAGAAACTCTTTCTACGGTTAGCGGCCTTAGATCCTTTTTTTAATTTTGATGGTTTAGTTGTAACAGCAGTTTTTAATTTTGATCCTGGATTAGCTGCTCTATAAGATGCAACACCTTTTTTATTTAATCCACCTGATTCTGATTTACCTTCTTTACGTTGCCATGCAGCAGTCTTACCACCAGATTTAAAACCTGGAGCGTCGATCATTTTACCGTAATATTTTTTTAAACTTGGATTGGAAACTTTAGTTCCGCCTAAATTACCTTTTATATAACTACCAGTATATTTGGTGTTCGGCATTTTCATAGGTTAACTTTGCCAGTGAATTTTTCCACATGTAGTACATTCTAATG